ATTCCACTTATCAACAGAGTGGCTCTTCCAAGAGCAACAGCCGTTTATTCGTCAAAAGAAAGAGAATACTGGGTTCACTACGCACCAAATGGTTCATCATCGCCAACAAGAGGAATTGTTTACCATACTGACACTGGTCAATATTCTCTCAGACATTCACTAACAGAAGATGACAATTACTTGTGGGCTTTTACAGCACTTGCAACTGACCCGACAGGTAACATCATCATTGGAACACAGCCAAAGTGGACTGCTGACCCATTTACACTCAACCTCAGTCCAAAAGGTTACCTCGTAGGTTTGCACGTTTGGTCAGGCTATCCTGGGTGGGGAAAACAACTGCAACTTACTTCAATCACACAGTCATCATACGTTTATACTGTAACAGACGTGGCAAAACCTTCATGTCGCTGGCAGTCTGATTGGTTTGACTTTGGTGATAACAGCATTAAGTATCGTGTGTTTAACGTTGAAATGGAAATCATTGGCTACGGTGACACTCTAATGAATCTGACATGGCAAAATGACTACAGTTACGAAGTTAACGATGCCGGAAATCAGAAGATGGCAAAATCAGAAAAACTGTTTACAGTCAATGAAGACCCGGTTGTTGGAGCTGATAACGGTGCATCTAAAAACTACTTTGCTCCTGGAAAGCATGCACTTCAAGAACCAAGAAGAATGAGACTGAGGTGGGATGTGAATACGCAACTTGTCGATACGTTTAAATTTACAGTATCTTCAGCGACGACATTCCATGTTCTTGGTGTAGACGTCAACTACGAAGCAGTTGCAATAATCCCACTAAACCAGAGAATCAACCTACAACGAGGGCAATCACAGTGAAAGTATGGACAGACCTTCCGCTTCACCAGAATGAGGCAACAAAACCACAAACTTTTAACAACAATTTCGAGAAGGTGCTCAATGAATTCAACGGCAACCTGAATGGCAACAACTTTCCTATGTATGCTGTTCAGACAAACGACATTGCTAACCCTGGTCAAGCAACTGGATTTTCTGGTGCAGTAAGTGGATTTGAAATTGAGTTAACTTCTCAAGGTTTTTACAGCATTAGACGCTCATCTTCTTTTGAAGGTTCAACTGATGTGTACACACCGATTCTTGTTCTTGACCTGAAAACAGATGACTGGTCAAAAGGTTGGAACAACCTCAACTACTTCAGCGGTTTTTCACAATTTGGACTAAACTTTGATGCAAGAGAAGGAATGCTCGTAGGATGTGCAACAATTGATTGGGCACATGGAACTGATACTTTGTCTGCAACCACCGGAGACCCACCCGTTTCTTTCCAAGCAGTTCGTGGACATGACTGGGTTTCACAGTGGGGTGTATTCGTAAATGACGTAATGGTTGGCAGAACTGGAGAAATTCCACCAAAGCGCCATACATGCTCAATTCCATTCAGCATCCCTTGTGGTTCACAAAATATCAAAGTAGATGTACGGTGGATTTCAAATATCTCAGACTATAACACAAGCGGGGCGCCTCATGGAACAGTGTTCGAAGTGTACTCAGCTGAAATCTGGACAAGGAACGTGGTGAGATAATGACAATAGTAAATAAAAAAACATTTTTAACTGGTGACATTCCAACTGCTGCTCAGTTGAACTTGCCATACAATGACCTTGCAACAGCATCATCAAACATCAAAGGAGACAACTCTGCCACAGGATGGATAACACACCGTCATCTTGAAACAGACGACACAGGCCAGTCAGTATTTAACCAGTGCAAACAATATGCACAGACTACTGGAACGTCAAATTACACAAACACTAGTTATTCAACAATCACATTCGGCGGTAATCCTGCACGGATTACGTTAGGTTATACACCTGATGTTGGAGAAATTGTTCGATTTGCAGCAAGTGGAATGACTGGCGCACACACTGTATCTAAAGACTACGATTATGCAGCAATCTCACCATATATTGGTCCAAACAGAGGCAAACCAAATTTCTACGCATTTAGACTACTGCTAAACCACACAACAAACAGTGTGCCTGGTACAATAAATCTTGGCGAGTGGGGCTACAGTTTTACAACAAAAACAAACGGGACACTTACATTTGCTCTTTCAGGTGGACAGGTAACTGCACAAATTAACTGGCAGCCATTTGCTTTCTCAACACTCTATCGTCAGTCTGTGCTCAGAACACTGGACTCTGTTGAACTTCAGTGTAAGGTATTTGATGCGACAAATACACTTCAGATTGAACGTCACCAACTTTACGCTATTAGAGGAAAACGCTAATGCCCTACGTTAAGCCTTACACCTACGTTGACGGAACAGTGGTCACTTCGACTAATCAAAATGACAATGATGAAGATGCACAAATCTACGTCAACCAAGATATTATTCAAGCTGATTATGATGATGCAGTTTTTGAAACAAGCGATATCCAGCGTGGAGAACTTGACCCAATCACTAACCATCACCAGTTCACAAGTGGAGATGTTTGGGGACGTTTTAACGATTCAACTCCACGTGACAGAGCATACTGGACTGCTCACACTAAAACAAATGACCTTACACAAATTTCAGCAACTTCTCAGCAGTATCAGTCTCTATATGAATGTGGTGACACAGTCGTACTTGAACACGCTGGTACCGTATTTTTCACATTTGGTGCAAACCTTGTTTCATCTTCAAATGACCAGAACACTAAAGGAAAGTGGGACAGTCGAATCTATCTTATGTACGCAACTGAAGCAGCACCCCAGCCACAGTTTCTTCAGGGGACACGATGCTATTCTTATGAAGAAACAACAGCGGTTGCATCAGCTGGTTCAACCGACCCAGGTTCTGACAACTACACAATTGGCACACCAGCTGCAAAGAATGCGTTCAACCAGAATAGACGATGGATTCAATTTCAGTGGATGGTGCAAAATTTAGCAGCAGGCACTTACCAGTTTTTCGTAGCAGTCAACCCTAAAGTTGAGATTGGATTTGCAAGTGCAAGACAATTTACAATGGAAATCTTTTATGACGAAAAGTTTCAGCAAGGCTGAGAACAAATGAATACTTATCTACGAGGAGCTTGATTTATGGACCCAATTACGTTAGCAATTCTAGCTGGTACGGCAGGAACAGCCGCAGGTCAGCTACCTCAACTAATTCCATCAAAGTTTGAAAGGCAAAACAAGGCTCGACTCGAAGCTCTTCAGCGTCAGCAACGAGCAGGAACTCTTGGACTAACAGGTGGAGAAGAAGCGCTAATGGAAAGGCAACTTGCAGGTCGTTCTCAAGCTGCTGCCCAAGGTGCCGAAGCTGAAAGAAACAGATTGCTTGCTGGCAGTGGCGGAGCAATGGCTGGTGGAGCGCTTCTTGGAGCCCAGCTTGCAGAAGAAGAGCGTCAAAGAGCTGAAGAAAGAATCTCCACAGACATTATGTCAGCTGACCTTCAGCGCAAGCGTCAGCAAGAAGAAGAGATTAGAGCTCTCCAGGCTGCTGAAGGACAACGTCAAGCAGAAGCTCAGGCAGCAGCTGGTGCCATTATTGGAGCTGGTGTAGAAGCTGGTGTTACAACTGCTGCACAAGAGAGACTTTTTGCTGGTGCAAGGTCTCCTTCTACACAAACGGTTCAGGCTCTATCTCAATCACTTGGTGTTTCACCTGATGAAGCAAGAGGATATATTGAGCTTTCAATTACAAATCCTGAAGTGTTTAAGTATTTGACAGCCGTTCAAGGCGGCAAGATGGGAGGTCAATAAAAATGGCGATTAGACAAGTTGGTGGTGTCCCAGTCTACGTAGTAGAAGTAGACGTTCCTAAAGTAACAGACTCACGAGGTAAGGGATACGGCCTTCTTGTCTCAGACCTCAGATGGAAGCTTTGGGAAGAAACGCAAAATTCTCAACTTCAGCAAATGAAGTTTGAGCAAATGTCAAAGCAGGCTCAGCTTGATGTTCTTGAGCAAAAGCAAAGAGACATCTCTCGTGCAATTCGTGACGCAAGAGAACTTCAGTCAAAAGTAAAATTAGGCGGAACTTCTGCATCAGAAGCAGCACGTGTAAATCTTTCAATTGCGAAAGCAACACAAGGCAAAACTGTTACAAGAACTTCTCCTGCAATTGACCCATTTACTGGTGAACTTATTCCAGGAGAAACAGTTCAGGTTGTTACAAGAACGCAGCCTGACGTTCTTGATATTTCGCCCGTTGCCGCTCCATCAGCCGAAAGGGAACTTGCTTCTGACAAAGCAAGAAGCGAAGCATTTGATAGACAAATGGACGAACTTGACCAGTACATTGCAGATTTAGAAGCAGAACAGTCTCGAACTGGAGAAGAATTTGGAAAGTTTGCAGGAGGTCTTGCAGGTTCACAAGACATACTTTCAAGAACTCGTGAAGCTTTCCAGTCACAAATTGGTGAAGGCGGTTTCGGTATCGGACGTCGTCCACTCCGTCAGCTTCCTCGATTTGATGAAGCACAAGCTGCAGGCAGAATCAATGAAACAATGGCAAGAGAAGAAGCTGCTCTTCTTCAAGAAGCGACCCAACGCAAATCACAAAATGCAGCAAAAAGAATTGCTGAATTTGAGGCAGCTGGCGGACTAAGGTCAGATGACCCAGAAGCTTTTGCAAAATTCGAAAGTGAACGTGACAATCCATCTCTCACACTTGACGAAGAACGAAAGGTAAAAGACCTTGCAAGAGAAAGACTTGCCCAAGGAATGACTGCTGCTGGTGCGACGCCAACTTCAAGAGCAGGCTTCCTAATGAAGGATTTTCCTCCTGGTTCAGCTCTTTTGCCAAGAGAAGAAACTCGTTTTCCAACTGGAAGAATGCGTGATGACTTTGCTGTAGCAAGCGAGGCCGAAACGCTTGATAGAGAAACAGTTGTTAGAGGAGAGCTTGACCGTGTTGGTCTTGGTGACCCTGCTGCTGAAGGTTTGCTTATGGAGCTTGAGGACATTCGCAGGACTAAACGAGCACCTCTAAATGCGCCAAGTTCGATTCCTGAAGCTCAGCGTCGTGCGATTGAGCTTGACGCTCTTGGTGTTAGTGCTGAGGAGGCTCAAACACGCGGATTCATGCCACGTGATAGAGGGTTTAGTCTTCCTGTCGAAAGAATGGAAGAAGGCTTTGGTCAAACTACGACCTTTGGAACTCCAGGTGGTGGCCTTGATAGGCTCAACGTAGCCACTCGGAGGTCACCAGAAGCTCTCAGTCCTTCTCCAGTAAGAAGTCCAATGGAATCCCCTACACCTTTACCTGGTGCTACCACAAGTCCTTCAGTGATTCCAGAGGAAGAGATTAGTTTCGGAGGTGGTGTCGTTCCTCCAATTCGGATGGAACCTACTCCTCCAGAAATTGTGCCAGATTTTGAAGAAGCCGAAGACCGTGTAAAAGTTGGTGGAAGAAAACCACTTCCTGGAGAAGGTGCTAAAGAACTCTATCAGTTCTACGCTCCTATCACTAAAGACTCTCGTGGTAAAGATGTCCTTCTTCCACTTTCTGACAAAGAAAAGAAGGAAATCCACAAAATGTGGACAGATGAATCAGAAACAACCTCAGGTCTAAGTGAAGAAGAAGCACGAGCTTGGTATGAAGGTGCTGTTCAAAAAGTTCAGACACCACGCTCTGGCAAAACAATTCCTCAAAGAAGAGAGCTCTATGCAATGAAGATTGCAACAGAAGGAGCCAAACTTGCTGATAAACCAAAGCAGTTTGCCAGACTTGCAAAAACTACTTCACCTGATTCAGCTCCTGACTATGTGAAACTTGTCAATCAGATTTATGAACTAAACTCAACAAAGGGTGATAAATTCAAGCTAACGTTTGACGAAATTGCAAAATTCTACAAAGATGAACCGAAAGTAAGAGAAAGGGCTCATGCATACTTAGTAGCAAAGGACATGTTGGAAAGTGGTCTTACTAAACCTCAGGCCTAAATTTGCAATTATGAAAGTGCCAACGCATCATCGACATGTGTTGTCCAGTCTTTCCGCAATGAGGGCAGATTGCATGAAGTTTTGTTGTTCTAGTTTTAGATGGCTTATCCGTCTCATTTTCAGAATAAGTTCCCCAAGTAGTGTGGAGGACACAGACAAACCCATTCTCTCTTTTATGAGCCTGAGAATCATTCTTACAAAGATGTCTGCACAAAGCTTTCTCAAACGGAGGGGGACCTTCTCTTTGTTCGAGAAACCATCTAGCTTTACTTACAGCACTAGAGCCTGCTAAAATCTCACCAGTTCTGCAGTTTCGAGCAGGAATGCAATCAGTCATATCAACCTCTATAATTAATTCTAAGAATCTGTAGGAGATTTACAAATTGGCACCTCAAACCAAATCTCAAGACACATCTGCATCACTTGACGATATCAAAATCACTGGAACTCAAGTCGCAAAAGGACGTGAAGGTCTTGGACCTGGAGAACTTGTAAGACGAGCTAAAATTAAAGCAAGGGCACAAGAACTAATTGCTGGAGGCATGCCAATGGCTCAGGCAGCTCAGCAAGCATTTGGTGAAATTGGAATCGGCATTCTTACGCCAGAAGAAAAAAAGCAAAAAGCAATTGATGATGCAGCACTTGCTAGTAGACAAGCAACACAAAAATTAGAAAACACGAGAGCTGCTTATGTTGACCAAAGAGCAGAAGTTCTAAAAGAAAGTGGCATCACTGAACCTGTTGCTAGAAGCCAAGCAGAACAGGAATTTGAAAAAGACTACCTCTCTCCAGTTACGTCTCCATATGGTGAACTTTCTGAACGTCAGGTTGGTGGTGCGGTTTTTGGTGCTGGAAAAATAAAAGCAGCTCCTCCAACATCTGTCAGTCGTCAACCTGCAACTCTTGGAACTGCGCTTCGTCCACAAACTGTCATTCCAGAAAGCGCAGTACAAACTGAAAGGGCAAGAGCGCTTGAACCTGGCTATGCTGGCATCATTGGAGCTGGTCCTGACTATACAAAAATCAACGAACAACTTCTTGATGATGGTCTAACACCAGGAGATGCAGCATCACAAATTGCTGCACTTCAATCTGCATACAACACGAATCTTATTAGAGCAAAATCAGAAGCACAAAGAAACAAGCAAGCACTTTCACCTGATTTCCTTCAGCAAATCTGGACACAAACAGTAGAAGAAATTAAGGATGTTCCACGCGTTCTTGGAAACAAGGAAGGGTATGTAAAAGACTACAAGCCAGAAGGTCCTCAGGACCCTCTCTTCCTTGCATTCTCTAAGCAGGTAAAGGCTGGAGAAGGCGTTCCTTCAGTTACACCAGGACAAGGAAAGTATATCGCAACGCTTGCAGCTGCTGATAGAAGAGAAGCAGAAAAGAGAATCAGAGATGAATACAAAGACAAGCCTTTGGTTATCACTGAAACTGAGGCTGTTGAAGGAATTCGTGGCGCTCGTCCTCTTACTACTACTCGCGAACTTTCTGGTGCAGATAAAGATGCGGAAATTGCACGTATGGCTGCTGCTCAGGTACAAACTCCTTGGTGGACAAATCCTGCAGAAGTCGAAAAAAGACTAGCTAGCCCTGACCGCTTTACAACGCCAGGCGTCTTTAGTGAAGAAACTGCGTTTGGTACTCAGCGTGAATCTTCTGTTGGATATGCACTTCGTTCTGCAATGGCACCTCTTAACGCAATCGCAGGTGCAGTATTCCCAGAGCTATTTATTGGAACTGGTGAAACAAAAGAGGCTGTAGAGGAAGCCCGACGTAGAGCTCGTCCTCAGGCTTACAAAGATTCACCGATTCTTCTTAACATTGCTGAAGGTCGTGGTTTCGTAGGCGAAGCTTCAGACGTAGCAAATATAACTGGATTGAACACAGACAAAGTTCTTGGCTCTATTACTCTTGGTGATATCTACAAAGCAGGAGCGTTTGCAGCAGACCTACTTGACCCATCACTTGACGTTCTTATCGCTGCAAATAGAGGAAGAGCTGTTGGAATGGGAGCAGCAGCTGCTGCAAAGGCTGCAGGAATTAAACAGCCGCTATCATTTGCTACGTCGCAAGGACTTAAAGAAGCTGGTAAAGCAGTTGTATTTGAGAATCCAGCGCTAAGCACACTTAATGAGCTTGCATCTTTTGCAAAGATTCCAAAGCTAGAGCCTGGTGATATTCGAATTGCAATCTCAGAAAAACTTGCTGATGAGGCAACAAGTGTTCTTGGAGCCGGTCGTGCAAGAACTCCTAACGTTGCAAGAATTTCAGAATCGTCAGTTCTAAAAGCTGCGGATGCAAAGCTTCAAGCACTTGATGATGCGATTAGCGGAACTGCAAGTGGTAGACCAGGACTAACTCGTGAAGATATTCGTAGCGCAGTTGGCGAAGCTCTAACAAGAAACCCATCGATTGTAGTTTCTGATATCAGAGGATTCAAGATTCTTGATGAGCTAAAAACAAACGATGCTCTCTACAACGCTACCCAGAAGGCACTTTCTGACAATGCTGTTCGTAGAGGAGTATTTGAAGCAACCAAAGATTCAGTGTTAAAAAGCGGAATCGTTTCTGTTACGCCGAAAGTATTCGCAACACGTGACCAAGCGAAAAAAATAATTGCTGACTATCGTTCTACTCCTTTTGCAAAAGAAGTTGGAAAGATTACAAGCTCACAAAATTATGGCTTCGTAAGACAACAACTTCCAAACCGCCCAGGTGATACCGTTGCACCAACAGTCGTTAGACAAGGTTTCAATGTTACTGACCCGACAGTAATTTCAAATGAACTACGTAGGTTGTCAACAAAAGGTCTTCTTAGTCCTGAAAGAAGCGCTGAGATTAGCGGGAGACTTTCAAACAACTTTATTAGCTCAACAGACCTTAGAGCACTTATTGACGCTGGTATTGAAGAATCAGCTGCAAAATTCAAAGTTATAAAAGGCGCAGACATTGCTGAACTCAACCCTATCGTATCAAAAGAACTTGCAAAGCCAATTGAAGTTAGAGACCTTTCAGCTCCCCAATTTCGCAACTGGATTGCAAAAAGAGGTGGGCTAGATATTCCAAAAGAAGTCTTAACAGCATCTCAGCAAGGATTCGTTGACGAAGTTATTGGAACTGTCTCAAACCTTGATAAAAGACTGCGTGGTGATTTAGAAAAAATTCTAAAAGACCCAGCATTCAGAAGCGCATATAACGTTCCTGAAGGTGTTTCTTTGACTAGAGAAGAAGCGATTGGATATCTTATCGCTGGTCCTAAAGGATTCAACAGAGACGAAATCGCAAATACACTGAAACTTGCAGTTGATAAAAACTTCTTTCAAGAAGCTTATGTCAATGATATTTTTGACGTCCTAAAAGGCGTTAAGCTCAGTGAATCAACTGATGTGTGGTCGCAGGTTGGTCGTGATAGACTCAAGCAGCTTGCAAGAATTGCATCATCTCGTGTAGCAGACAACCCAGCTACTTTCTATCGTGAAATGAACGAGCTTGTTAAAGATGCAAAAGACTTGCTTGGTGACGCGGCAAACTTAAAAGTTCCAGCATCACAGATTAAATCTCCAAAGGGAGATTCTACGTCACAAACTCTAGTTGCATCTTACTATGAGGCAGAATCTGCAAAAGCAATTAGAGAATCCTTAAATAAAATAGTAAATAGCGATGGAGAATCAGTATATAGCGCAGGGTTATTTAGCACAGTTGATGATATTTTAGGACCAATGCCAGTTCCTGTTGATGAAGCAGACCTTCAAAGAATTTTAAGAACTCGTAGTCCTGGTGCATTTTTGCAAAAGTTTATGCCTGATTACGTTCATGCGCTATTGACTGACCCAGGATTTGATACGCTTACTGCAATTGAACGTTTCAACAGAATCGCTCCTGGAAGAAGTGCAAGTCCCGAAGCTGTGTCTAAACTTATTGCTGAAGCTGATGGCGCAGCAAGAAAGATTATGCGCAACAACCGCTTTGACCCAATCAGAAACCCAGTTGATGATGTCACTAGTATTGTTAGAAAAGCATTTGAAGACGAATCACTTGCTGCAAGCGTTGATGCTCTTGTCGGCAAAGAAGTAGCTAACCAAATTAGGTCTTCACTAAATTCTGGAAGCTCTAATTCCATTCAGGCTCAGCTATCAAGACTAATCAGTGAAAGTCACAAAGACCCTACTGCAATGTCTGTACTTGGCTCGATTTATGACGCTATGATATCTTCGTTCTACACTCTCGTTCTAACTGCTGCACCAAGATTCCACGGCGCAAACATTATCGGAGCTCCAGGACTTATCTACTCAACAACTGGAAGAATTCTTGACCCGCTTTCTTTTATCGATTCGTTGAAAGTAACAAGACTTGCTGATACAGCAAGAGGCGGAACAACAATCGTTACAGACCCTGCTGGCAGAAAGTACTCTGCGAATGAGCTATACAGAATCATAGGAGAAAGAGGTGGTCAGTCTGTGTTTAAAGCAGACCTTCCATCATTGCAGGCAAGAACTGCAATGGCTGCAGTTGCTGAAGGAAAGTCTGGTTCTTTAAAAAGAGGAATTGATTGGGCTCTTTCTACGCCTGAAAAGGAAGACGCAGTTTTCAGAACTGCAGTTGCTATCAGCGCACTAAAAGAAGGTAGAACAATCGACGATGCAGCAAAGCTTGCACGTGAAAGCTTGTATGACAAAGGACTTATCACAGATTCAGAAGCTCAACTTCAAAAGTTACTTCTGTTCTACTCGTTTACACGTGGCAACATGGTAAACCTTCTAAAGAATCTTTCCACTCCTAATGGATGGAAGAGAATCGTTAACACTGCCAAATTTAAGCGCGGTGTTGAAGAAATGCTTGTTGACCCAAATGAGCGTAAGTGGGCTCCAGAAACTGCTGCAACAAGGGTTATACTTGGTAGGCTCGGAACTAAAGACGTAGGTGAAAAAGGCGTAATGCTTGCATCTCCTCCAGATTCAACCTTGTCTGCAATCGAAATGCTTATCAATCTTGTTGGTGGAGATATTGCTGGTGTTGCATCTGGCATGATGAAGCCAGGTCAGTCGATGCTGTTCAAAGAATCTGCAGATACAGAAATGGATAAAATTCCTGCTGAGCACATTTTCATCTATGATAAGCTTGCAGACATCACTGGAAGCTCGGTGTCTGATATTCTTGAAGCCATTACTGGCGAACAAATTACTCCTGTAAGAAGCAAAGACCCCGATGCAATTGACGGGTACATCTATCCAATGCTTAGCAAAGAATCAAGAAGCAGATATAAATTGATGATGAACATGACTGGCTACGTAGGTCTTGGAAGAATTATGACTGATTATCCAAACATCATTGGTGCAGAAGGTGGTAAAGCAGCAACATCATTTGCTCCTGGGCCCACTGGTGAATTAGCAAAACTTGCATACAAAATTGGATTTGCAGCTCCACTTAAAACGCTTTCTGGAGAACAGCAGCGTTTGAAGAACCTCATCGCTCAGGATGCAGAAGGTCGTAAGCTTGTTAAAGACATTGACGGCATCATGCTAGAAGGAAAAATCACTCCTAAGCCAGGCGACATTGAAGGTTACGCAGAAAGAATTGAGAGCGGTAAAGAAAGAAGGGCTGAAGGTCGACTTGGAATCGAAGAACTTAACCGTGAAAAATTGCGTCTTAAAGCAGAGATTGACGGTATTAGAGCTAAAATTATGGCAGACCCAGCACGTGAAAGACGCGAAATCTACAAGCAAGAAATTTACAAGCGTCGTGACAGAATCAATGAAATCAGAAATCTTGAGAAAGAAGGTCAAAAGCAAGAGCCTAAATAAAAAGGAGGAAGAATGCTAAAGCCCGGTTATCCAATTAAGATTAGAAAACAAGGAATGCCTAAAAGGAGATTTTACTAAATGGCACGTGCAAAACCCGCACCTGGAAAGTCAAGGGCGAAAGTTGTAAAGAACCCAAAGACTGGAAGAACCAAAAAAGTTTCTTATGGACAGGCTGGAAAAACACCACGACCTGGAACTAAGAAGGCTGATTCATACTGCGCAAGAAGCGCAGGTATTGCAAAGAAAATGAAAGATAAAAGCAGGAATTCACCTAATGCTCTTAGTCGCAAACGGTGGAAATGTCGGGGGAAAAAATCGACAAAATAGATTTGCAGTTATCGAAGTGATATCTTTTCATTCCGATTAATTGTCCAACTTTACCACAATGTGGACACTGAACTTTAATTAGACAAGAATGCGTGCCGTTTTTCATAGCTGATGCTGATATTTTACGATAGCATTCTTGTCTAACGTTCTTGTTAATGTCTAAAGCATTTTCTGAATACGTTCCCCAAGTAATATGATTAGGATTACCACAAATAAAATCATTTATACCTTTTGCATGAGCGTAGCTGTCACACTTACACAAGTGTCTTACCACATATCTTCTATCATCAGGAGGCGGTCCTTCTTTTTCAGTTAGAATTTTTCTAAGCTTACGACAACACGAACCACCACGAGCATATGAACCATTATTATTTAAAGCAGGAATACATTCAGTCATCGTTACCTCGATATTTAATTCTACTAAACCTGAGGAGGTTTATAATGGCGGCAAAACGTGGGCTCTATGCAAACATCAATCGTAGAAAGAAAGCAGGAACCAGTCGTTCAAAAAAGAAGTCGACGATTTCTGACAAGGCTTATAAGTTTATGAAAACAGATTTCGGTCGTAAGAAGAAGAAGAAAGCAAAGAAATAACACTAACGTCTACGCCAAGTAGAAGGAGAAGAAAATGGCTAAAGTCGGTAAATTTACGCACAACAGCGCTCATGCAATCAACATCGCAGCGACCACAGGATATGCTGCGGCAAGAAGTCACGCACTTACAAATTTGGGAGGTGGAACTGGTGGACTAATCGGTCCTCAGCGTGGCTATTTCCTCAGAACACTTTACGTCAAACTTGACACCCTCGCAGGTCTAAGCGCATCACCTACACTTACTGTTCGTCTTTGTAGAGATGCTAATGGTGACAATACAATCGTTGGAGATGTAACAGCTTCAATTTCTCTTGGTGTCACAACTGCAACTGAAGGTGATATCACTGTCGCAATTGACTTCCTTTACAGTCACAATGACGTAACCGGAATTACAAGTGATACACTTGTTTGTTTCTGGAAGCTTGACCAAGGAACTGCAAACGTTCGTCGTGTCGAACTAACAACTGAGGAGTAATCAATGCCGCAATCATCAAATAACGTTAGTGCTGATAGCGGTAACTCTGTTACAAAATCTAATAACGTCTCAGCTGCACAAACTTCTGTCACTTCAACAGCAGTTGCTCAGCTAAGAAGTGTCGGTGACCTGAGCTCTGGTTACACATTTACTGATACTGCTGCTCTACAAAACAGTTACAGCTACAACAGTGTCACTGACGTCCACACATTCGACCTTGCAACAATTGCAGTAGGAGCTGAAACAAACAGCTTTCTTTCAGGTGCAAATTTCACAGGTCCAAAATATAGAGCAGCTCTCACATATGCAGACGGCACAGCTGTACTTGCTGGTGACGCATTCTCTATGACAGTGTTTGTAGAAAGCTTGACACCAGGTCTTGTTCGTTCATATGTTATCGCTGTAGGCGTCGCTCAAACAGCTTCCTCGACAGTCTTAGGAACAATGAGAGGTTCAGGTATCTACGCCATTACATCGTCTGTAGGAACCCCAGGAGTGGGCGGTTGGGAAGAAAATGTTGGAACAGCATCAACTGTAGCTTCAATGACCAAAGGTATTGGAACCCTTTCTTTTACAGGCACACCACAGAAGTATCGCGTTGGCTCAAGCTTTGGTGTCATGTCCGCAACCACCGGTAACGTAAGCAACCGAGTTGGCGGTGGTCAGTTCTCTGTTGCTGATGCGACGCAGTTAGGTCTTGTAGTTCTAGTTGGCAGTAACGGCACAGTTGCAACCACAGGTGGTGTTATCTCAGTCAGGCTTCGTTATGCCCTCACTAAGCTATCTTAAGGAGAATACATATGCTAGTCACATCAGTTGCAAAAGGCGCAGAGGTTCCAAACCCAGACGACAGCTATTCTTCTGGATTAGTTGTTACGATAGTCTATACTGACGAAGAGATGGAAACACTACTTGCTAACTATGATGAGGCAAGTGCCACTTCCCCTTCAGCTGTTGTTTGTCGCCCTACCCTTCGAGCAATCCTTAATGCAGTGAAGGCATAATGTCTTTAAGGAGGACTCCATCTCCTCCTAATCATCGTGCAGAAAAACCTGCACACACTAACAACATGCCTGTTGCAAAAAGTGCTTCAACAACTACCAAAGTAGTCATGGTGACAGATACTACTTTGGCAAGTTCATTACAAGCGCAACTTGTAGTGGTTGGAGCCCTTCTTGCAGCTGCGCAAGCTCAGATAGTTACAGATGAGGCTGCTATCGCTTCTCTTGAGGCACAAGTGATAAGTATACAAGCCTCTCTTGCAGCTTCAAGCCTAAAATTCTACATCAAAGTGATTTCAGGATACGTTACTGATGAAGGTGGAATCTACGTTCCTCCCAGTTACGTAGATGAGACGGTGTCGTACACATCTATTTTCAAACCAAAAGTCAAAACACTTTCGCTATATACTGTTACAGGGGGAGGATACCCGTAGAATGCCAAACATTAGCAGCCCATGCACTTGGGAAATGAGCGCCGCTCAGATAATTTCTCCAACAACTTCTCAGCTCGCGCTTGTTAATGCCCTTCAGGCTTCTGTGGTTGCATCTACAAATTGGGTTGTTAATGCCACGGGCACTAGTTCTATTGGCGCAAAATACGTAGAGATTAAGCCAGCTAATACGCAAAGTCTCTACAAAGATTACAGAATTCTGATTGTTGAAAGGGTGAACACGGCTACAAACAAAACTTTTCCAACAAGCGATGGTGGTTCTTTTAACAGCACTGGATTTGTGTATCTGCTTTTTAGTCCTGACGGTGGTTCGGCTCATGTAACACCAACATTCTCCAACATTGAAACCTCCTCAGACGTCTATGTTGGTTCACGTTATAAGAGCGGAACGTCTTCAGTCTGGCTCACACTGCCAGTCCCTTGCACTGCTACTTGGCTCTATCTCTGTGATGGAGCTCTTTGGATTGTTGACCGTGCTGGAGCGGCTTCTCATACGCTCCTTGGCGTCGGTCAAGTACAAACACTGACTGGTTTCACTGACTACAATACTGGAGGTGCTGAGGTTGGTGTTCCAACCTTCTTTAAAAGAGCAGGTCTTACTTCAGCAACAATGATTACGCAAGTAATGAACACTGGAGCTCAGGCTTTTTGGCACGGAAGTGGAAGCACCTCTCGTACGTTTGTAACCATGACAGGTGGGAGTAATGCACGTCTCTTTGGAACTGACAGCAACGCATCATCGAACTACTTCCTAAGCGCAACAGCACTACCAGCTACAGGCGCAAACATCTCAGCGATGAGCTTTCCTCCTGTCGCTTACTGGTACAACTGGTCTGCTGGAAGTGGAGGTCAGTCTGTTGTTGTTCTCAGAGGCGTCCACTTTGGATTTGGACAAAAGACACGTACAACTATTCAGTCTGGTGGGTCAACTGCTGGCTTCACATTCTATCCTGATGATGCTGCAAGCGGCAGCGCTCTTGCAACTTTTTGCTTCATGAATACCTGAGGATTACGATGACGACTTACAGAATGACAATCACACCCGTAGGAAGTGCAGCACCCGATTGGGTCTTACGATACAGTCCAGATTCAGCTACGCCTTTTACAACGATTGAAGGCTCCGAAGAAGTTTGGGTTTGGGACTTCATTGGAGGAGCGCTGATGAAGGGTGGAGAAATTCTAACCGACCACACAATTACAATCGGTATTTGGGAGGATGACTGATGGAAACTGAAACTCTACAATTAATTCTTTCAGCTGTCGCAGGTCCTGCTTCAGGAATAGTTGTAGCCCTTCTATCAATGATAGGATTCGGGTGGTTTATGACGAAACAAATTTTTCCGCGTCAAGATAAATTCATTGACGAATTCGTAAAAGAATCTCGTGCAAACAGAAAAGTGTTCGTTGACGCTGTAGAAATTATGGGGAGAAGACTTGACAAAGTTGAATACGAGCTTGAAGGAATCGGCGAAGACATTGCGACAATCAAAAGCAAAATCTGAAGAGACTAAAACTCAGTGGGTTCGTTGTTTAATGTCTGTTGAAGTTGATAAAAGTGCTGCTGAAGAATTATGGGAAATGTTTCAGATTCTAGAGGAGCTTCCACGACCACTTGTAGCCAGTGATTGACTGAAGACAAGCAAGAAGATTTTCAGCATCTGTGATGTCTTTGACGATAAATCCATCATGCATTCGGAGAACGACATGCTCTTCACCCATTCCCCTTATCGCAATGTCAATGATACGCTGTTCGATAGACGTGAAGTACAGGTGTGGATTAGAAACTCCTGCACCTTTTAGGACGTCAATGATGTAGTCTGATAGTGTGTCATACCATTCGACTCCTGAACGACGAGGACGACGACCACTTTTTGGTGGGTGAAAAAGTCGTGAACGAACGACCTTTGCAGCATCACGACCGGTTTCTCTTCCTCGTGGATAAAGCTTTCGGTAAACATCATCACCGATACAAAACTGCAAGAAATCCTCAGGATGCTTTACCATTAGATTCATGTAATGGTTGTGAGTGAGGCCTTTCAGCATTTCATTAAAGAAGATGTTTGGAAAACAACCAACAATATCAATATCATGCATTCCTGCATAAATCTGAGACTTGTCTTCACGACTGAGATTTTGTAACCAAATGTAATGGCGAGCTGATTGGGGCGTTTGCTTGTAGTTCATTGTGTGGGCTCCTGGAGAAGTGTTTCCGATTAGCTCATAGTTGTGGTTTGAGTTATCTAATTCCTTAATAGGTAAGTATAGCCTGTTAAGGGTTATAAGATTGATGAACAGTGCGTCAAATGCGTCTGTGTAGCCGGTGACCAGGTCGCACTTACCGCCAAGGTGATTGCTGTAACCTTTCATCTTAAAGCATGCTTGTCTGAAAGGAATATAGTTGTCAACAAGTTTTTGCATTGTTGCTGATGGAATCCAAACTTCATCATCCCCGTTGATTTTTGGATTGCGCTTTTTGAAATTAACAAAGAGTTCCATCAACTCGACCATTCTTTTTGAGACCCTTTTGACCTCAGGAATGTGCGTGCTGATAAAACTCTTTATTAATTGCGTAGAAGTTGAGGCAACTGGGAATGACATGAAATCTCCGGAAGGGAAAGTGGTTAAAGCTCCCGGAAATCACCACTTTCCCAGTTGCCTTACTACTATATATTACGTTCCAAGTAGTATTGTATCCATAGTAGCATTTTTATTGCAAAAAAAAAGCTCCCCCTCAGTTCATTCCTGAGAGGAAGCTTATTCTCTTCAGCATTACAGGATGACAGTGACAGTGTGAGGCATTCACACATCTAAACCAGACCACCCGATTTAGATGAAGAGATATTATTTTGAAGTTTTTGTTTGTATAAGTAAATGAGCGCTTTCTTCGAGATATTTATTTCAAGGAGCGCTATACAAATGAATCGTCAAGAATATTACGACCTCGGCAATGACACTGAAAGATGGTGGCGTGAACATGTTAAGAGCATCATGCCACATCTCAGACACACTCCACGTTGCAGAGGATACGACTTCAAGGGAGAATTTGAAGGCTCTACAGTCTACATCGATGTGAAGTTTTGCCGCTCACTCTATCGTCAGCAAGGATGGATGGAAGTGAAAACATGGGGGAAGCTGACAGGAATCATCGAGACTGCAAAGGAGCACTACAACAACCCCAATGTAGACGTGATGATGGTCGTACTTCATTGCGGAAAGTTTCATCTCGTTGACGTAAAAGAAATCCTTCGTTCTTGGCAGAAGGGAGAGCTTGAACTTCTGAAGGGGACATCAACCGATGACAACGGAGAGACAACCGAAAACAGATATTTCAGACTGAACGGTTTCGATGACCCACGCTTTCAGATTATCGAGGGAGCGATGAAGCCCGAACTGTGGAAGCCTACAACCTCGATTGGAAAGAAGGTCGATATCGGACTCTGGATGAAGGGTAAATGGAGCGAAGACTAATCGCGTTATTTACGAAACAAATGATGAAGCCCACTCATTGCAAAAAGAACTGCGAGTGGAGTAACACAAGGACCTAAAGCCTCGTAAGTAGCCCACAGACCTAATCCGATAAGGACAAGCCAGACAGCATTTTCAAGAATAAAACCAAAGACGCCAAACACCAAGAAAAACAAAAACTCGCCAATCTTGTCAAGCATCATCGTCTCCATTGCTGATTAGACCGCCACACACCACCTAATAATTCGGTGGGAAGGAAAAGGGAAGGAAACGGTGTCAAGTTTTTTTGAACTATTTTCCGTTCCCTAAAAACGAGCACTTTCTCGAAGATACTTAGTCTTATGGAGGCTCTCATGGGCGACTACTTCTACCACACAACTCAATGGAGCGGACGATGACAGGAATCTTTAGGACTTGTAAAACCTGCGGGGCTGTACACCCCCTCTGGCATTTCAACCATCTCTACGTACCTCGTACTCCTGAAGAGAAAGGGTGGCTCTGTCGTCAGTGCCCTAAGTGTTTCTCTGAAGGTGGAGCACTTGGTGAGACCGACTACATCGATGCGAAGATAGCAGAAAAAAAAGAAGCAATGGGGACACTCAAAGAAGAGATTCACGAACTGACATCGATTCTCAGACACATCAACAGAAAAACGATTGCAATTGGAGACAACTCAAATGAACCCTAAGAAAAATAAAAGAGCATACGTCACCGATATCGCAGGCAAACAAATTAACGAGATTGCTGAGGAGATGGACGCCTCTGTAGGGTGGGTCACGAAGGTGATTTCGTCTTTTCTCACGACTACAGCATCTCAGGTCTTACGAATGCATGACCAACCACTTACGAATGACCGAGTAAATAGACTTGCTTTCGACCCAGCCTTCTACGAGATTATCTCAGGGGTTCTCAGAGACACTCCGGTTAAAGAGCCAATAGATTCCATTACAATCTTAAATGGAAGTCACTCAGTCAAATCTCGTGAATCGGAGGGATACTGAAGATGTCAGGCGTAACATTCAAAGAGAGCGACTATAACAAAATAAATTATAGGTGGCCTAAGAAGGGGGAAGTAATCTCGTGGACGTCTACGCAAGGGGGCAAGCGTGTCAGTCTTGTTGTAGATGACTACCCAGACCTAAAGGCGCCAGATGGTGAACCACTCAGATTCCAAAGTTCTCTACCATCTGCAAGTTATTACCTGTACTCTACTACAACACCGTCTGAAGCATTGTATGTAATGACTGGTCACGAGCTTCACTATCTTTGGTCTCGTCCCTCTGACTTAGAGATAATCGGTCATTATGCAGCACCTCCACTAGACGGCTAAAAAAGTTCTCTACATACTGTTCCTAAATTCCAATCCCTCAGTTTCCCAGTCTACAGTAAAATGTATGGCATCCGTCACTGGGGGATAGTTTTTATCTGGACGGTGTCTCTGGATGTCTCGGTAGACCTGGCGCCCGCCGCTAAATGTAAACAAGAAAATAGCGGGACAAGTGATTTAGCGGAACTGTTCTCTCATGTGTTCTCATTGTGTATAGTCACAGTGTTCTCCGAGAAATCAAGTACTCAAGAAATAACAGTGACTATGCAAGAACTCTGTTACTGTTTGTGTTTGGTGACACCCGTGTTACTGCTTGTATTCGGAACTCAAGGAAAGAACACGCTTGGTCGCCGTCATCATGTACATCGCTCTCACCCATAGGCGCCGGAAGCCGTCACAATCCCCTCAGTCACAAAAAAATTGGGTCACTGGTCACTGCGTTCAATCATGACCTCGCCATGCCGCACACGTTGAACGCGGCCCGGCAATCAATGATTATTGCGGGACCCGTAGGCGCAGAAAGCCGTCACAATATGATGTGTATTTTTTTTAGCACCCACTAAGTTCTCCGTAACATGTTATTCTTATATTCTTTGTTCTCGCTAAATAACAGGCCCTCATTTAAGGCAGTAACACGAGTATTTAAGGAGGCGGAGCGTGCTAAGTTCTTTGTAACAGTGAAATTTACCGCCGTTCTCCAATAGTCACTGTTACGGCTTTAGTTTCTCTGTTACTGTTACTTTTTTAATTTCGGTAGGCCTTCACATCTTAAGTTCCATAGTAACAGTGCTAGTCCCCCGAAGGTCTCACCCACTGCAGGGGAATCTGAATGTAGTCACCCTCTCAAAAATTTCCCGCGCTCGTAGAGAAATTAGAGTCGGGGTGGGAACATTGGTGTATATTTATTTGCATGGAGGGAACATGCCACGTAGAGAAACAGTTGGTATTGCAGCAAGAAGAGCTTACCGTAACCGTGACGTTCACCAGTTTGTCTGGTCAATGCTAAAGCTTACTGAGGAAGAAATTGAAAAGGGTGTGCCAGGAAAGTCCCGAACATTCTCAGGCCGAGACATTGTGGGCTTCGTAAATACGCTCGTCAACCTTGAGAGGGTGCGAAAGGAGATTCAATCTGATGATGACAAGGCTTCAGACGACTACGGAAATTGGGGCTCTCCTCCCCTCTCAGTTGTGGATGATGATGAAGAAGAAGAGGATGAATAATGGCTGGTCCTCAAAGTGGTCGGTCGGGTGGTGTCCCCCTACGTAAGTCTCTGAAGGGACCTTGGGGAGCGACCCTTCTCGACCCAATCGAGTTCATCTCCAAACTTCAGATTGTAGATAAGAAGGGTGGCAGGGTGGCCTTGATTCCAAATGACGAACAGATGGAAATTGTGGATGCTCTCCAAGGCGATGGCGATGTCCTTGTTCTTAAAGGTCGACAAATTGGCTCATCTACAATTATTGTTGCTTGGCTTTTCTGGAAGGCATTTGTCTCTTTAGAACCTGTTACACTTGCAACAATGAGCCACAAAGCGTCCTCAGCACGACACCTTCTCCAAATTGTAAAGAGGATGAATGACTCTCTTCCTCCTGCTCTTCAGCGTCCAATTTCTGTTGACAACGGTAACGAACTTCGATTTGCTGATACAGGTGCAGGAATCATTGCTGTTTCTGCTGAAGGTAAGGGCGGTCTTCGTTCATTCTCTTGTAACGCTCTCCACATTTCAGAATTTGCATTTGCTGACAACAGTGAAGAATTAAAAGCAACAGCAATTGCAGCTCTGAACGGTGGTAAGATGATAATGGAGTCAACTGCCAATCGTTGGGGTGATGGTCTTCATAAAGAATGGATGAGGGCCGAACGTGGAGAAGCGGATTGGAATCGTCTCTTTTTTCCTTGGTGGAGTCACAGGGCCTACAAGACACCTCTACCACTTGAAGAAGATGGCTCACCCATTCCCCTCAGTTGGCGTCCTGATGAAGAAGAACTCCGTGAGGAGTACGAACTTTCAGAAGAACAGCTTCTTTGGCGACGTTCAACAATCGGAAAATTAGGCATAGAGAAATTTAGAAGAGAATATCCTGCTTCAGCCGAAGAAGCTTACCTTGTTGCTGGTGCTACGTACTTTAAGGAAGAAGATTTTGAAGATGTCGAGGTCCTCTCAATTGATGACCCATCCTGGTCAGTCTTTGAAGAGCCAAAAGAGAATGACGCCTATGCTGTCGGTGTTGACGTTGCAGCTGGCGTAGGTCGAGACTACTCAGTAATCTTTGTCCTCTCTAAAATGACAGGTTCACCAGTTGCAGTGTGGAGAAGCAACACTGTTGAGCCGACAAACTTGTCTGAAGTTATTATCGACATTGCAACAGACTACGGGGGCGCTCTTGTCTTAGTAGAAGCAAACAACTTCGGTGGCATTGTTCTTAACCAGATGCGCCATGAGAGCTGGGGCAAATTTTGGAAGGGTCCTGACGGAAAGGATTGGGTAACATCTGCTAAATCAAAGTCAGTCGCATTCGAAAAGTTAAAATCTGTGATACAATCTGGTGAGATGCGCCATATTGATAAATTAACGTATGAAGAACTGCGTTCAATTACAGTCTCTGAACGTGGAACTATTGAACTTCCAAGAGAAGCAGGCAGTCACTCAGACTCTGCTGTAGCACTTGCACTTGCTTGTGTATGTTTAGACAAAGTCAGATTGCCAGACATACATATTTTGCCAGACTGGATTAAACAGAGGCGTGTCCAGAAAATAATTCTAAACCACGGCGCGGGTTGCGGCCCGAGTAGGAGATATTAGTGAACAAAGAAGAAACCATCAAGCTCATCAGAATCATCAAGGGCGAGCATGAGGATTACTGGCAACAGAAATCTTCTGAGATGCGCAAGTATCGTGATGTTTATGAAACGAAATTCTGGAGAACGTTACAGGCTGATGACACGATGATTCGTGTCGAAACTCCAGATGCTTACACCTACATCGAATCCTACATTGCAAGTCTTTTTACAAGAGCTCCTGCAGTTGTGGTCGGTAAGGATATTGCTGCAACTGGAACTGGTGCTGCAAACCCTGAAGCTGCTCAGGCAATTGCAAACAGGTGGCTCTACCAGAAAAGAGAGCAGATTGAGAATGCATCTCGACTTGCGCTAATTTACGACTACTCAGCACTAAAGCTAATCCCTCAGAAAACTGACAAAATGCTTGATAAGTCTGAAGTTGTTGCAGTTCCGCCTTGGGAAGTAATTGTAGACCGTGATGCAGGCTCTCCTATTCAGCAACGCTACATTGGTCACACATACTACCTGAATGTAACTGAAGCAAAAGAACGCTATGGCGCCAAGAAGTTCACAGCAATTCCAAAGATGGACTACTTTGACGAATACGGTGGGGATGGAAGCAAGCCTCGTTACAATGGTCAGGCACGTCGTTCAATCGATGACCTGCCAGATTCGTATCTCTATATTGAAATTGTAGAGCTCTACGACCTTGTTAGGGACCGTGTTTACTTCTGGTCTCCTCAGTGGCAAAATGGCGAATCACTTCTAGAAGATGCTGAAATTCCTCTCAGAACATATGACAACCAGCCACTGCCTCCAATCAGGACGCTCTACTACAGTAGAATCCCAGACTCTCCTATGGAAGGCATCTCTGCTATGGGTCGTGTTTACGACCAGTTCTACGAAAAGAACATCCTCAGAACCTACTGGGCAAACTCTGTCCGTCGTGACTCTCGTCAGTACATCTACAAAGAGGGCACAATGGATGAAGAAGCTCTCGCAAAGATTACAGCGGGTGTGGATGGTGCTATGATTGCAGTAGACACTGACTCACTTGATGGCGTCATTAGAGAAGTTGGGGTCACCCCAATCTCATCAAACTTTGACCGTTACCAAGCTTACATCGAGGCTGACATCACAAGAGGTTCAGTTATTCAAGCATTCGCTGGTCAACCCACTAAAGCTTCAGCAACTGAGATTACTGCTATTGCATCATACGCAGCTTCTGAAATGGGTAAACTTGCAAGAGAGCGTGACAACCTTATCGAAGGTATTACAGAATGCTACCTACGCTTTGTTCACCTACTTTCGCAAGATGGTGACACTGCAGTTGTTGAAGCTGGTGGTCGAGCAGTTGTCATTACACCTACAGACATTGATTCACAATTCAAAATTGCAGCTCTTGACCAGGGCTCACAGCCACTTGCAGATGCACTGAAGAAGCAGAACCTTGTTGCTCTACTTCCAACCCTTCAGTCTCTTGGTGTTCCAAGCAACTTGCTTCTAGATGAAATCGTCAGAGCTTACGAGCTTCCAAAAACATTTACTGATGCAGCTGCACAAGCAATCGCAGCAGCAAGTGCTCCAACAGGTGCTGTAAAGGCTCCAACCGGTGCTGCTGCAAGTAGACTAGAAGCTGGTCCGACAGGTCAGATGAATTCAGCTGCACAAATCGTCAATAAACTTTAAGAGGTAAACTTTGCCACTATTTGATTTTAGAATCTACACACAAGAAGGCATTCCTACAGAAGACGTTTTTGAGAAATTCTTCAAAAGCAATGTAGACGTGCCAAAGAAACTTGTTGGAGAGAATGGAACTTATGCCCTCAGAATTCCTTCACTTCCAGCAAAGACTCCAGGACTTTGGCATGGGGGCTGGTCAAATGGTCTTGACGGTGGTCAGTGGTCATCAGCTCTTGGACGTAAGGTTGCAAACACACATGAAGAAGCAAAGGCGATGAAGGCAAAAGGTTTCATCGCAGAATCTGACCTCGGCCATGGCTGGGTTGAATCAACACAGAATAAACTTTCACAAAAGTGGCAGAAGCAAGCAGACTACGCTTCAGCATATCAAGAAAATCTAAAAACTATGAAACCTGAGGATGCAGTTGCTGCAACTTGGAGTGCAAAAGATTGTCTGGATGGGACAGTCGATGATACTTACAAAACGGAGGTTCTAAAATGATGAAAATGATGAAGGGCGACAAAATGAAGAAGATGCCAAAAGTAGAAATCGAAGTAGAGATGGAGGGCCCAGCTTCTGGTATGGGTGATGCTGCCACAGAAGCAGACGATGAGACCTACGCAACAATTGCACCAAAAGGAAAGTTTACGCCTAAAGGACTGGGTCCGCTTGTAAAAGCTACAAACATGCTTCTCCCTCTATTTGGTCAGTCTCCTGACTACCCAAGTATCACAGAAAACATCACAGAGCTTCCTACAGATTTTGTAAGGGTTCTTTCAATGTTTGTTGCTGCAGTTGATGACGCAATTGCGGCAGACATGCTTGATGAAAGCATGGCACTTTCTTTTGACGGAATCACTGATGACCGTGCTCTTATGCTCATGGCAGCAAAGCTTGGTCAGATTGGGAAGTCAATGGAATTTAAAAGATTCCTAAAAGAGCCAAAGCCTGAAGAGGAAGAGACTTATGATGAAGAGCGCACCCCTATGCCAGAAATGGCTGATGAGGCTGCCGATTCCCTAATGATGGGCAGAATGTAATGAAAGACAAAGTTAAAATTCCGTGGTCACTTGTTGGTATTATTATTGGAGAACTTGTTCGTTCAGCCAGAGGCGGAATTAGCAAGGAAGAAGCTGAAGAACTACTTGGTCACCTTGCAGATATCATAGCAGACGTTTCGATACAAATTGGCGCACAATACTAACCGGAGAAAAAATGTTTGATGAAGGAACTGAGACCGTCGCCGACGATACCTCAGTAGAGACAGCTAGCGACGAACTTGACATCACTATTGACGAAATCATGGGTCTTACACAAGAAGACTACCCAGAATTGACCGATGATGCAAATCACAAAGGAATGAAACCACTTGCACATTGGATGGCACACGTTCCTGAGGATGTAAGAAAGCACATTGCAAACCTTAGGGCTGACTACAGCAGAAAGACTGGTGCACTTTCGCAAGAAAGAAGGGAGATTGAGCGTCTTCGTCAAGAAATAACAAACACAAAATCTGGTGTTCTTGATGGTCCTCTTGCAAAAATGGTCAAAGAAGTAGACACAGAAACAGAACATGACCTCTATGACCCAGAAGGAATGAAGAAAGAAATTAAGAGACAGGCTACGCTAATGCTTCAGGAAATGCTTCGTCCTGCACAAGAGCAGGTTCAGGCAGAACAAAGAAAGTTTGCTCTTGAAAATTTCAAAAGAGAAAACCCTGAACTTACTCAGCCAGAATTCCGTGCACCAATTCTTCAAATGCTGCAAGAGCGTCCAGAGCTTAAACTCGAAGATGCTTTCTACATCGTAAAGGCAAAGATTGATTCATCCCGACTCTCTGAGGAAAGAAAGCGTATTGCAGAACAGAAGAACACAAGAGCCCAAACACTTCAGAAAGTTGGTGGTGGTTCAGCAGGAACTCCAAAAGGAACTCCAGCATTTAAGAATGCATACGATGCATATCTCTACCACAAATCGATGTCTGATAACAAAAGATGAATAGTCGCAAGTGACGTAATACATACGAATATAAGCCGCAACCTTTCCCGGGCTACAGAAGCAACCCTTCAGGACACTGTTTCGACAATTGGGGAGGAGGTCTTTAACAGGAACCCGAATTGGTCGGACAATCCACAAACTTTAGAATGCAAAAATTTAACTAAAAGAGGTATAACATGGCTATCAGTAATGACCTCCTCTCCTCAACCCTATACAGCATCAGGGACGGAGAGGTTGACGAACTCTACAAGAAAGTTGCTCTTCTCGATGGTATCCGTAAGAACGGTGGCGTTGAGACTGAAGACGGTGGTATCAAAATCCAGCGTCCCCTCGCTCTAGCTGAGCATTCACAAATCACCCAGCTTGCTACAGGCTACGAGCCCGTTTCACTCGCTGTTAACGACATCCTCCGTCCAGCAGTTTACGACTGGTGCGATTTTACCGCTCCAATCGTTGTAACCAAGAAAGAAGAGCTTGAGAACTCCGGTGACAAGGCAGTCGTTAAGATTGTTGAAGCCCGTATGCGCTCAGTTATGGGTATGCTCCGCAGAGAAATGAACAAGCAAATGCTTCAAGGCAACTCAACTGTTCTTACTGCACTAAACACCCTCAACGGTGACACTGCTGGTGGAAATGGTTTTATCGAGCCCGAAGCTCCAGCTGCTCAGACCAACGTTGTTGGTGGTATCTCCAAGGTCACCTTCCCCGTCCCAGGCTGGCAGAACCAGTTCTTCGACGTTGCTGGCGCCTTTGCTACCAACGGTCTTCGCGGTATGACTGAACTTGGTGTTGCTGCTTCTGTTGTTGCTCCTATGGGCGACATCAAGCACGTCATCATGAGCCAGAAGTCATTCTCACTCTACCGTGAGAGCCTCCGTGCTCAAGAGCGTTACGTTGATGAGAAGACTCTTAACGGTGGCCGTCTTGCTCTAGGCTGGGCCGGTGCCATTGTTGAAGCTGACCCAATCATGGGTTTCGCTGCTAACTCTTCTTCAGCTGGTGCAGGTTTCTACTCTGCTTACCTGCTCAACTACGAAGGCATCAAGCTTGTCTTCCACTCTGATGCAGACTTCGCAGTCTCTCCTTTCGAATACATTTCGGGGACCACTGCTCGTGCAGCTCAACTCTATGTTAAAGCTCAGCTTATCGCTGACTTCCTCGGTGGACAGGGTCTCCTGTTCGACGCCGAGAGCTAAGATTAAAGTCTAAAAGGAGAATAAAAAATGGCTACTTCAAATCTTATTCAGAATCTAGACGCTACCGCGTTTGAATCTTCAAAAACTGTTCCAGGCAGCTATACCGCAGTTTCTACACCTGACGTTTCGAACCGTAGACAGGTCGAGACATTCATCGCAGGTGCAACCGTTGCTGTAGGTGACTGGCTCATGTTTGACACCTCTAAAACTGGTGCTGCCCGTGTACTCACCGTAATCCAGGCAACTGCTGTTGCTACTGGAAACCCTCTTGTGGTTGGTGTTTGCCTTGGCTCAGCTGAGAGTGATGGCTTGCTAACTGCAGGAAACAAAATCAACGTTGTAGTCGGCGGATACGCCGAAGCTGTAAACGTTAATGCTGCCGTAGTTGCTGGTTCCCCTCTTTCAGTAGTCGCAACAGCTGGTCGTGCAGATGTCGCAACTGCAGCCGACGTTCCAGTTTGTGGAGTTGCTCTTGAGGCTGACTCTCCAGTTAACAAAGCTGCAGTTTGGGTTTACAAACGCTTTTAATCTTTGATTAAGCTTTTGGCTGCCTCACTCTTTCGGAGGTGAGGCAGCTTTGTATTTGACACTCATAACGGGTTGCATATATAATTGAGACAACGAGGAGAATTTACAAAATGAACCTGACAGCACTAAGAGAGAAGGTAAAAAACACTCTTGACTATTCTCCAGACCTTCAAGGCTTTAATGACCAGGTTGACCAATTACTAAATGACGCTTATCTGAACATCTGGTCACTGAAGCGCTGGACGTTTTCTCAGAAACTTAAGCAGTTTAAATTTCTTCCAGATATCCTCCCAACTCGTGACACTACTACAGGAACTGCTGTCAATGCTTCAGTGACAAAAGGTAGCCGACAGGTCACTTTCTCAACAACAATGGATAGATTGACTCCTGATGATTGGGAAGGCGCTATCTTCGATTTAGATAATTATGAATACATCATCTCTAAGGTTGTAAGTGGTAGTGAAATTCTTCTTGACCAAGTTTTTATTGGCACAACTGATGTTGATTCTGAAGCTTGGGTAATTAAGAAGCGTTACTACTCGCTTCCCAACGACACGCTAGAGCTCCTCTCTCTATCTCATAGAGACAATCCTTCGAACGTGGGCTCGGGCGCACTGCCTCCCTACGGTAAATTAAAAGCAATCTTGCCCAGACGAGATGAGGAGCTCAACCTTCGAACTGACTACAAAGCAGCATATGCTGAAGCTTTCGTGTGGACACCTCCACAGTTTATTGCACCAGGTGAGACACTCTCTCTAGAGTCTGGGTCTCTTGCAAACAACGAAGGATTCGCAAACAACACAAGTCTAGAAGTATGTTGGGCGTTCATCAAAGATGGACAAATTGGCGCACTTTCAGAACCAAAAACTATCAAATTTACTTCTGTTCAAACACCTCCTACAAGTTACAGTCTAACAATCAAATTTCTTTCTTGGGACAACCAAGAAATCATTGCTGATACATTTCAGACAAAAGATACTCAGCCAACTCAGTGGGAAGGCTACAAAAAGATTATCTTTTGGAATGAAAACTTTGACCGTTCTACTGGTTTAAGACTTGGTCTTCCAGCTTGGAAAACATTCAACAACTCAGGAATGTCAGCAACAAGAAACGTTCCAAACTACCTCTTTCCGATTTTAGTAGTTGACACTCTATCAACCGTAACAATTACAAAATTCACTTGTATTGACAACGGTAACTCTCGCTACGTTGAGATTGATGGACAACATTTAAGGATTCGTCCTTATCCTCGTGTTGATGCTTTTGACGTAACTGTTACTCGACTTGCTTCTGATGCTAATTTCTCAAAGGTTGACCAGAACTTCATTCGTATTGGAGAGATGCGATACGTCTACAAACCACCTCTTCTTGCTGAAGCTACAGATACTCCTCAGATGCCATACGAATTTCATCAGTTGCTTGTCTACAAAGCTCTTGAAGAAATCTACCTGAAGCTTGGTAACATGGCAATGTCAGATACATACCGTCGCAGAATTGACAAAGACGTAAAAACACTAGAAAAAAGATACACTGACCATATCGATTCTGATGTGGTTAGAGGCAGATTTGGTATCGGTGGCGGTAATGGTTATGCTCCTTACGATAGCACATCACTAAGAAGGTTAAACTAAATGGCTGCGCAAGGTAAGCAAAAACTAAGTTTTAATAACTTAGCAGGCATTGAGCAGCGTTGGCAAGCACCAACTCAGAATGCTGCTGATGATGTTACTGCTGCAAGGGTTGACCCGCAAGGTGGTGGGTGGCTTTTTGACAGAGGAATAGAGCCTTGGTGGAATCCAGAAGCGTCTTTCACACCAGGACTTGACCAAACAAAGTTTAAGAAACTTTTCAATTCTAAAGTTGATGCACTATTTGTGTGGGCAAAGCAGAATACTGAGCAGGTCTATTACATCGCAGAAAGCGGTGGAGCTCTCTACTACTGGTGGGGAAACAAAGGCTCTTCATCTGTAGCAGCATTCTACAATGACTGGGTTCTAATTGCTGATGGAAGACACATTCCAAAGCTGAATGAGCCTGGGACGCAGTTTATTCCTTACGCAAACAGACTCCTAATCATCAACGGTTATGATAAGCCACTGTGGTTCTACGGTAGAGAGCGCACTAGAGACTTTGGTTTCACACTTCCAACTCCACCACCTCAGCCTCTTGATATTCAGCCTGATTATCTCGATGGAACAGATGACCTCAACTTAGGTGTTGCAGCCCCTAACTTTAGCTCAAAATCAGCAATTGGTCTTGGATTCGCTGCTGCTGCAGAACCAAATAACTTTGACTGGAAGATGACATTCATTACCGACACAGGTTCAGAATCTCCTCTTTCTTCACCTTCTGGAATTTCTTGGGAAACTGATTCATCTGCAACACAAAGGAAGTTTGGTGTTGTCATCAGCAATCTTCCTACTGGACCTGCAAGTAATGGAATTGTTGCAAGACGACTTTACAGAACAAAAAACCAGCGTGTTGATACAACCACTGGGGCAGGTGATGCTGTCTATTACCTCGTAAATCAAATCAATGATAACGTATCTGAATTTTATGTCGACGTTATTCCAGATGGTCAGCTTGTTGATACAGCGCCTTCAATCTCAGATACATCAACAATTCAAAATGGTTACGCTTTTGGTGCCACTTGGAACAGTTCAATCTGGCTTGGTGGTGGAAGCTCAAACCCAACAAAAATTATCTACTCGAAACAAGGTTTACCTGAGCAGTTTGGTGGATTTGACTACTTCGACATTGGTAACACTGCAGGTGGAGCAATCACTGGAATTGCTCCCTACTACAACAACCTCATCATATTCAGACAGAGAGCAATCGACATTTTAAGAATTGGAAACGGCGGAATGTATCAGGTTTCGCAGCTTAATCCAGAAATTGGAACAACAGCAGTGAACACAATAAAGCTTGTTCCTGGTGTCGGTCTTGTGTTTATGGGTTACGATGGAATCTATGCAATTACTGGCGGTCTTGACGGTGGTTCATCAATCACCGTTCAGCGAATCAGCAGCGGTCTTGCTAAAGAAATTCCACTTATCAACAGAGTGGCTCTTCCAAGAGCAACAGCCGTTTATTCGTCAAAAGAAAG